GTAGGATCATCAAACATATTAAGACAAGCTAGGAATTCACCTAAGTCATATATGCCAAATTCGTATGGCCAGTTATTTTCATCAATATTAAGCTTCACTAGAGATTTTGCCATGAGTGTTTTAGACACAGACATTGTTCGAATCATTCCCTCTTCACCTAAAGCGATATTGCTATTGATTGTTTGGAAATTATTCAATACATCTTTTATTTCATTACTAAGTTTCATCAATTGACTCCTTTATGTCATGTTCATTAATTGCTAATAGAGTGTAGTGCATGATCTTCATTAGATCTTCACGATTTGCTCCATTCTTTTTACCATACCTTGACGCATATTTCAATACATTACCAAGACAAAAATCTAATCCTAAGCCAGAAGCTGAGATGAGATCCATACTTTGTATACCATTAGCCGCAGCATAATGTTTAGAGTAAGTACCCTCAACATAATGCGTTAGCTCATGGATATTTTTCTGTTCGTTAAACTTCATTTCTTAATAAAGTCTACTTCGTAATAAGATCCTTCATAATCAAAACGAATAGTTGAATGTGAGTATTCATTACGTTGTGTTGAAGTTTTACGTGTTTCAGTTTGACACACCATCGCTGTGGTGTTGCTTTTATTCTTTGCTTCATTTGAACCAATTGCTGCGCCTATAACTGCTCCAGGTAGTTTACCACCATCACCATCAGTTACTACATCACCAACAACTGCACCGAATATTGCTCCCCAAAAAGCTCCATTAATAAGATCATCAGGGTTTGTTATTTTTTGTTGACTACACACTTCGACTGTGTATGGTTCTAAATACACAACTTCACGAAAGTGATCTTTTATTACTGCGCTGTGATTAATTGTTGCTGCTATGGCATGTGGTGCCGTCATTATTAAAAAGCCTGTTAGAAACCAGCCCATGTTTTTATATTTTTGTGTCATACGTTATTTCTCCATTTGAATATTAGTATATTATATCATAGAATTGGGTTAAAGTAAACAGCTGCATTAAAATATTTTTTTCTCATATCCTAATACAACTCCCCAATTGTCTTTCTCATAAGCTGGAGATATATACCAGCCATTCTTTTTTATCCTTAACATTGGAAGTAAGGAGTAACTAGAGTAACCAGTTACGACTCCTATTTCAATGATACCAAACTGTTGTCCAACATAAGTGGACACTTTTGATTCGCTATTGTAATATGCACCTACGATAGTGCTATTAAAAAATGAATGTTCAACTTCACATCTTACATGAGGGTGAACGTTTTGGTAGTCTCCTTCTAGTCCAACATGAATAGAAGCGGCTAGTAATAATGATAAGCAACTCATTATACTGCTACCGCATCTGAAATTTTAGCAACTAATTGTTTAGTGTGCTTTTTAGTTTTATTGAATTTTTTAAATTCATTCCTAATGTCTCTAATTGTTTCAACTTTCTTAGGAGTAAATTCATCATCAATATTTTTTTGACCAACTTTTACTATGAAGTAATCATCATAACCTTTTTGATTTTTCCAAACTTTATGACCTTCTTTTCTCCACTTCTTTACAAGATCTCTAAAGTCATGATTACTTTCTTCAATGTCCCAATAACCTTGACCAAAAGTAGAAGCATCATGAGCTAAATGGAAACCAAGGATTTTAGCACCTGTAATTTCTTTAAGTCTTAATAAAGCATTTTTGTATATTTCTCTTGAACCTTTACCTTGAATAAGTTTTCCATCAAAGTTAATTATTTTTGAATTACGATTAGTTTTAACATTAGCGTGTTCATCATCATTAGCATTAACACTATCTGGGTAACCATCAGTAAGCATCATAACATTTGTCTTTTGAATTGAATGCTTCTTTTGAAAGTCTTTAGTAAGTTTAGCTGCTAAAATCGTAGTTTGAATAAGAGGTGTTGAACCCATTGTATCAACTTGATGAAGTCTACCAGCATGTAAGTAATATGACTTTTCGCGAGTATATGAATGTGCTTTACTTAAAGCAAATGTAGTATAAGCAGCTTCTTCAAAAGTTTTAGTATTCATTTTTGAAGAAAACATTTCAACAACTTTTATTTTAGTTAAGCCGTCTAGTTCATTACCTTTAACTTCAATGGTAGGTTGAAGATCTCGTCCGTACCAACCTGAAGTAGTAAATGAATAAGCTTCAAAAGGGATATTAACTTTTCTACAAAACATTGCAATTGTAATTGTTTGATTAATTACGTCTTCTATAATATCACACATTGAACCAGAATAATCTACAAACATCATAATTCCATGTGATTTAGCTTGTGCTAGTTGAGTAGTTGTAAGGAAAATATCTTCAGAAGTTTTATAAGCATGAAGCTTTAATGGATCAAGCTTTCCAGACTTTGCAGTAATAGCTCTTGAATATTCATAAGCTGCTTTCTTTCTTTCAAAGTCTTTAGCCAATAAATTAGCTGTTGAGTTCAATCCAGGCTTTGATTTAGCCCAATCATTTTCACAATCTGGATTACCATAAGGACTATATTCAATTTCGTCTATGTTATCATTCATCCATTCCATTCTCATATCGTTTGCTTCTTTATAAGAAAACACAATTTTGTCTAAATTTTCCTGTGAAATACCTGCAGAATATTCTGATTGTCTGTCTTCTTTACGATCATCTTTTGAAGTTTCAAGTAAATCTTCTTCGTTTTCTCTAAAATTTTCTTCAGTCCAAGGGGAATGTTTATCTGATGATTTTGTTTCTTTACTTTCTTCTTGTGAATTTTCAGGATCAGTTCCACCATTTTGACCTTGGTTTTCTTCTTCCATTTCCTCATCATCTTCAGGAGGAGTAGTACCTTCAGGTTTTTCAGCTTGAGCTTCATCATCACCTGCCATTTCGTTAGAAGGAAAAGTAGCGTTATTACCTTCAGGCTTTTCTTCTTCCTTTTCATTTTCATCAACAAAGTTAAATAATTTTTCACAAACTTTTATAACGTCATCCCAAGTTTTAACTTTCATAGCTTCAGCAACTAAAGGAGATTCTTCATTTGAGAATTCAACTGGAATATAACCTCTACCTTTTGAAGAAACATTAAGCCTGTCCATAAGACCAGCTGTATTAATATCTCTATCATCAGTACCAAATAAATTATCATCAAATAATGTTTTATATCCTGATTTAAATCTACGAATGATTCCAGGATATGTCTCTTGGATCATACGTTCAATTCGAATATCTTCAACAATATTTAAATAAGCTCTAGGGATATGACCAATTTTCTTTTCAGAATCGTGCCATCCATCAGCAGGAGTGTAAAGAGCATGACCAACTTCATGTCCGACTAAAAGGTCATAAACATCTTTTCCTTTGTCTGCCCAAAGTGGTAATCTTAATACACGATTTTCAACATCAAATGAAGCCGTGGAGTAATTACCATGTTGAACCGATAAATTCTCCTTGGCTAATAGCTTAGCTAAATATTCTTGAGCAGATAAATTCATATTAAGAAATCCTCAACATTGTCATAGGGATAGTCCATTTTTGACCATCATTCCTAGTGCAAATACATTTAGTGCGATTAATTTTATCAACCGTACCGTGTCCCATAGCACCCCAAGAAACTTTCATACCGACTGATAAATTTAATTTAGTTGCCTGGGCTAATACCGTACGATGAGATTTGACTACATTTACGATCTGAGTTAATTGATCGTTATCTAAAGTTCGGATTAAAGCTGCAATTTTATTCATGTCATTCATATTTTTATTTCCTTTTTTATTATCTAATATATCTATTATACCATACGAAGGGAGTTTCGTGTAAGAACTTTTGGGTCCAGGTGGCCGCCAGTCCATAGTCCAAGCTTTTGGGGTGAGAAACGGGGCTCGAACCCGCGACAACCGGAATCACAATCCGAGGCTCTACCAACTGAGCTATTCTCACCATCAATTTCATACATCATCTGAATCAGAATAATCATAATGTGGATCCCCATCACCTAAATCAATTTCTACTTCAGGCTCAGGATTATTAATAGTAGCATCAACTTTTTCATAAAGATCTATAAAAGCAGCTTTAGTATCTTCATCAAATCTATTTACACATAAAGCAATTGCTTTTTCACGTTTATTGAAAATTGAAAATGTTTGAACGATGTGGCATAATCTACGAGTTGAAATAACTTCATCAATACCTTCATCATAAAATGTTTTCCTAATAGCATCAGCCCAACCAACAAGTAACTTAGCAAATTCTTCATCCATAACTTCGAATTTTTTCATATGCTTCATAACAATTTTTTCTTCAGTTGGCATTGTTGGAAAAGTTTGTTCAAGAGTAATTGTAAATCTTTCAAGGAAAGCATCATCAATAATTCCAGCTGCTGAATATCTTCCATCTTCTGAACCTTTACCTTTCGTATTAGCTGTAGCAATTATATTGAAACCTTCTTTAGGTTCAATAACTTGTCCAGTCTTTTTGATTAGAACTGGCTTACCTTCAAGGACTCCTTGAAGACACATAATTTTATTAGTTCCTCTATCAATTTCATCAATCATTAAGATTGCTCCGGCTTCCATAGCTTTAATCACTGGGCCTTTTTGAAAAACTGTCTCACCTTTGATAAGACGGAATCCACCGATTAAATCATCTTCATCCGTTTCAGGAGAAATTTGAACTCTAACATATTCACGTTTAAGTTTTGCACATGCTTGTTCAATCATAAATGTTTTACCATTTCCAGAAAGTCCAGAAACAAATGTTGGATAAAACATTCTTGATCTAACTATTTTTAAAAGTTCTGTAAAGTTACCCCAAGCAACAAATGTATCATCAAAATTAGGAACAAAAACTTCATCATTAGAAACTGAAGCAACTGCAGTAGTAGAAGCATAAGACATTGCTGCATCTTTTTTAGGAGTTGCAGATTTTGGCATTAAGCTAGTTAAGTCATATACACCACGACTAATTTGTGGACAATTTTCTCTATACTTAATAAAAGTATAAGCTGATCTTGGATTTTCACCAATATCTTTAGCTGCCTTTTTAATTTCAGATGTTGAAAAGTGAACCTGATTAGGGTAGTCATTCATTAATTTTTCTATCGCTTTATTCATAATTTATTTCCTTTTTTATTATTTAATATATCTATTATACCATACGTTGGCTGTTTCGTGTAAGAACTTTTGGGTCCAGAAGTGACGAGTCAGTAGGCCAGGTGATTATTATATTTGAGTTAATAATTTGTCTAAATTTGATTTAGTAATTTCAATTGATATTGAAGGTAATGGTAACGAAGATTGTTCGTTTAATGATATAAGTTTAGCCCCAAAAAAGTTTATTGTTTTGAATAGTTCAAAAACTGAAATGTTTGGGTCAATATCCATTGTGTGAGTTATCATATCTGTAGTCATAGTATTTCCTTTTTTTATTATTTAATATACTATTATACCATACGTGACTGTTTTCGTGTAGGAAACTATGGGTCCACCGGGCCGCCAGTCAGTAGGCCAGGTTTTTATCCGATCTGAGAAAAATTATTCTTTTTTATGAACATGATCTTCTCTTTTAATTTAGATTCAAGCATATCTGGTTTGTGTGAAATAATAAATGTATTTGTGCCTTTCTCAAGAGTCAATAGGATCTTCATTAGATTATCTACTCCATCTTCATCAAGAGATGAATCAAATGTCTCATCAAGTATTAACAAATTTGTGTTAGTTGAGTTTTTCATCTTAGCTATTTGTCTCCAAGCAAACAATAAACTTAAATCAATACGCATCTTCTCACCTTCAGAAAAATTGTCATATACAAAATCATCTCTATGTCTTGACTTAATTGTTTCTTGAAAATTTTCATCTAACTGGAATGCTACAAAAAACTCTAGAACTTGTAAATATTTATTAATAAGAGTGTTCATTGCAGGTAAGTATTCTTTAATTATTTTAGTTCGTATGCCTGTATCTTTTAACATCTCACCAGCTATGTCATTATATAATAACTCATCGTTAGCTTTATCTAAGTTCTCACGCATATCATCAATATCATTTTGCATGTCTAATAGATCCTTTGTAGGACCAGCTATATCTACTTCTTTTACTTGTTTACTTAATAATGAACTCATTGTACTAGCATGTGTATTCATTTCAGAGCTAATCTCTGTCATATCAGAAAGCTGATTTTGTACATCATCTAAAGTATCAATGGTAGTATTATATTTTGTTGTATTTAGAATTATAGCATCTTGAGTTATCTTTGCTTGTTGCTTAACTTCAATAAGCATTGCAGTCTTTAATTGTGGATTAATCGGTTGTGTACAAGTAGGACAATCTTCATTTAGTTCAAAGAACTTAGCTGTATCTACAAGTTTATTCATAGCATGAGTATGCCTTCCCTTTTCTTCTCCTAATCCTTCTCTTACTTTCCTTAAAGAATTTAGATTACCTTTAAGGCCTTCAGGATATTTTTCTAATCTATCCTTTAGTATATCTAACTTGCTTTGTGTATCAGCTATATCATCATCAAATGATTGCTTAGCATCCACATTAATAGACTCTAATTGAGCGATATGTTTCTTTTGATATTCAATTTTATCCTTTTGAGCATCTACCGATATTTTAGAACTCTTACCTAATTCCCTCGATTTAGAGTTTCTTTCCCGTAATATAACCTTCATCTTGCTAAATATGTTTATATCTAGAAGGTCTTCAATGACATCACGCCTATCGTGAGACTTTAATTGCATAAAAGGTACAAACGAACTAGACCCTAAGACTACTATCTGATGAAAGGATTTATGGTTAAGCTTTAATATATTCTGCTCTAAGAATTTTTGATAGTCCCTTACATTTGTTTGCTGGTCTATCATATTACCGTTTTGCCATACTTCAAAGTTGTTTGGTTTGATTCCTCTAACCACTTTAAATTGATGGCCAGCTGTTTCAAAATGTACTTCTACTTCACAATTCTTTCCATTAACTGAATTTACTAATCCATTTTTATTAACATTTCTATGCGGTCTACCAAATAATGCAAAGGATAGTGCATCAAGGATTGTAGATTTACCGGACCCGTTACGACCTACAATAAGAGTTGATTTACTCTTATTAAGTTCTATTGTTATTGGGTTATTGCCGGTTGATAAAAAGTTCTTATACTTCAGGGTTTGAAATATTATCAAGTTCTTTAGCTCCGTTTGGTGGTGGTGTAGTTTTTATAAACATCATGTCTAATCCAATAGTTTTTACTTGACTAAGAAAATGATCACAACTATTATATAACGTAGCTGCAAATAGACCTGTTTGGAAACTCATATCCATATGCATTTCCTCTTCATCTATTTCATGTTTTTTAATAGCTAATTTCATAAAGTATTGACCTGTGCTTGTTAGTGTTCCACAATTCATTTTCCAATATTCAAGACCACCTAATACCATAAGCACTAATGATTCATCTTCAAAGTATTGTCTATACTTTTCTTTGTCAATTTCATTTTCCGTTTTAACAATAGCTTCAGTTTTCATTGGCACTGGATCTTTAATCATAATAATTACCTCAGCAGTTTGAGGGTCATCAATTACAATTACCTTAGCCTCTGGTTTGGGACTAAAGTCAGTCCATATTTGTTCAGCAGCTACACCAAACGTAAGTGTTAATAATATTATTAGTAGTGTTCTCATTGTATCTCCATGTCTATGGCGTCATTATAGAGACTATTCATAAGAGTTTTAAGTTTGTCTTTATCTAAATCTGTTTTGACACCGTCTATATAACCAGCCATTAGGTCAGTTGTATTTTCTATATCTTCTATATTAGTGAGTACATTCTCACCTAAAAATTCTGAGAAGTTCTCAGCTATCTTCAGATCATGTGTATTAAGATCTGATATTCTTTCAATAAACTTATCAAACATAAATGGGTTTGACTTATTCCCTACAATAACTTTAACAAATTTATCTGCACATATATCTATATTAATATTTGTGTAATCTGTACTTGTATCATCATAATAAATCTTCTCAAATAATGTCAATGGATTAGGTATTGCTTCAATTGTTTTTGTATCTGTATCAAATATATGGAAATGTTTTTGATCACCAGCATCTGCCCATGTGAATTCCATTTGACATCCTAAGTATCTTATGTTACCTTGTTGTGAACTTGCATGATAATGACCTGACAAACATAAATCATAATGCTCGAATGGTTCAACTCCCATACCGTTTCCCTTTGGTTGTTTAATACCTCTCATCATTTCGAATCCTTGCAATTCTAGATGAGCCATAAGTATACCTTTATTCTTTTTAACAAATTCCATAGAATGATCATAATTTTCATTATTAATCCATGGCAGTAAATGAATATCTAATCCGTCATAATTTAACGTAGAAGGTTTCATTACAATATTAATATTTTTTGTGTAATATCCTAATAGTTCTTTAAGAGAACAAAGATCATTTGTGTTCTTGTGAAATACATCATGGTTCCCTGGAAGTATATCCATTTTCATACCCATCTGTTGCATAGGTTCAAGGAAGTGTCTTCTATTTTCTCTTAATGCTTTAAAGTTTACAAACTTTCTATGATCGTAATAATCACCTAAATGAATTATTTGTTTTATATCATTTTCTTTACAGTAAGGAAAAAAGATTTCTTC